GAACAAGAAGAAGGCTATGAAGAAAAGATAGTAGAGGGTAAGACAGTCAAGGTTTATAAACCTAGAGTAGAGGTGACCATAAAACACCTTAAAACAGGCAGAGAATATCTATCAGATGAAGAAGCTAAAGCTGACGTAGATAGCCCAGTGACTGATACTACACAAGAAGACATATCAAGAAATGTTAATGTGATAGTAGGACCATCAGCTTTTGGTAATAAAACTAATATATAGGATCGTTGACGAATGTATAAAAACCTAGTAAATTGTTATACACTCGCCTTTTTACAAGCTTTGCGAACTTGCTTCAATATTGACAATATAAAGAGAAACTATGGGATTACTTAAGAAAATATTCAAACCAGTATCGAAGGTATTAGACAAAATCATACCCAATGAAATTAAACCAGCATTACCATATCTAGCTGCGTTTGCACCTTACTTTGGACCTACATCAGCATTAATGGGTAAAGGTATTATGCAAAGAGCATTGTTATCCGGTGGTTTAAATATTGGTGCACAACTTGCACAAGAAGGTAATGAAGGTGATATCAATCTATTATCAGCCGGACTCGGAGCGTTGTCAGGCGCAATGACTGCCCCTGGTGCAGCGGACACTTTTGCTGGATCGCGAGTCGTTGGAACTGGCGCAGATGGTAAAGCCATCACAGCTAGTGAGTATGCAAAATTAAGTGAAGGTGCAAATTTAGGAAGCGGTATGGTTCCGTCAGGTGGACTTACAGCTGATTTAACTGGAGCTGTATCAAGCGCACCTTTTAAAGGTCCAGTTCCATTTGATCAAGTTGTTCAAGGTGGATCATCAGGATTAACTGGTTTAGCAAAAGCTAAAAACTTAGCACTAAAAGGATTAGAAGGTGGATCTAAATTTATTAGCGAAGGTATGGCCGGTGGATTAAAAGATAAAGCACAAGTTCTTGCAATACCAGCAGCAGGTGCAACTGGAGATTTAATGCAAGCAGAGGCAAGACAATTAGAAAAACAAGCAGCTATAGACTCTGCATTAGCAGAGGCAGAAGCATTAGCGGACGCTGGACTTAGAGGTGATGCAATTAGAAATGCAATGAGAGCTTATGGATTCTTTAGTGATGAAGAAATAGAAAGCACAGTTTCATCAGCAGGATACAGAGCTGGTGGTAGAGTAGGATTTAGATTTGGTGGTATAGATAAAGCTATTGAAGGTGTTAGTGAAGAAATACAAGAAGAAGGTAAAGAAGGAATTATGATGGCTGCTAAAGAAGATCCTATGTTAGTAGAAGAATATAATAAATACGTATTTGATCTATTAGAAAATAGACCAGAAGCAAAACCAATGACATTTAACGAATTTAAAAGAATGATAATGTCAGGTATGAAAGATGGTGGATTAATGGATCTTGGTGGTAAAGAGATGGATTTAAGAAAAGGTGGCTTTGTGCCGATTGGTAAAAAAGAAAGAGCAGATGATGTACCTGCAAGACTTTCTAAAAATGAATTTGTAATGACTGCTGATGCAGTTAGAGCAGCGGGTGGTGGCAGCGTTAATGAAGGTGCAAAGAGAATGTATAAAGTAATGAATGATTTGGAGGCTAGAGCATAATGTCAACTACAACTACAATAACAAAACCAGCACCAATACTAGAAGGTTCGCTTACCGCCTTTTTAAAATCTGTAGATAAATTAGGAGCAGGTGCAGTACCTTCTACATTTACAGGTATTGATACATCAAAATTTGCTCCTCAAGTAGCAGATCAAGTAGCTTTACAAACAGATGCAGCAAAAGCGGCAGCTGATTTAGGAACTTTAGTTGGACCAGATGCATTCAAACAATTTATGTCTCCGTATCAACAAGAAGTTATTGATACAACATTAGCAGAATTTGACAGACAACAAGCAATAGCAGATACAGCGTTAAGAGATAGAGCTATACAAGCTGGAGCTTTTGGTGGTGGACGAGAAGGTGTTATGGCAGCAGAGGCAGCAAGAGGAGCTGCAACTAACAGAGCAAACTTACAAGCACAATTATTAGCACAAGGATTTCAACAAGCACAAGCAGCAGCAGCGGCTGACTTACAAGCAAGACAAGGATTGGGTCAGTATCAATCTGCGTTAGGTCAACAACAACAAGCTGTAGAACAAGCAAAACTAGATGCAGCACAGATTGCAGCCAAAGAAGAACAGTTTGCACCATTTACACAATTAGGTTTAGTTGGGCAACAATTAGCACAAATTCAACCGGGAGCATTCCCTACACAAACTGTAGGTATTGGAGCAACAACACCAACGGCTAGTCCTATGTCACAATTCTTAACAGGTGCAGCGGGTATTGGTGGGATTGCTGGTAAATTAGGATTATTTGGATAATGAGCAGAATATTAAGACGACCTATGTTTAGAGGTGGACAGGTAATAGATAGCCGTGGCACGGGTATCACATCCGGACTAATGGATGGTGGTAGAGTGGGTTATCAATCAGGTAACATAGTTTTAGGAAGTGATTTATTAAGTAAAGCTAGTATGCCAACTAATCTTTCTGACTTAAATAAATTAAAATTCTCCGCAGCTTCTCCTGTTGTATTTACTGGTGCAGCTAAAGAAAGTATAAAAGAAAAGGTAGAGGATAAAGTAGAAAAACCATCTGATGTAATGGAAGGTTCTGTAATTGATAAATTTGATGCAACAAAAGAAGCTGATCAAATAGGTTCTAACGTATTAGATTCCGACTTTGATACAACAGAAAAAATTACTTTACCAAGCGGTGAAACTAAACAAGTAGTGGTACCACAAAAAGATATGTCACCTCTAGTTAAACTAAATCTTGGAATAATAGATAGAGAGCAGTACAACGCAGAGATGGAAAAAATAAACGCAGAAAAAGCTGCTAAACAAGAAAAAGATACAAAAGCAACAGTTTTAGTTGATGATAAAGAACTAGAAGATTTAAAAAATGTTAACAATAATCAAGAACAACCAACAGAATTATCTGCAAAAGAAATGGTAGCAGAAAATAAAAAATTATTTGCAGAAATGTTAGGAATGGACAAAGCTAGAAGTTCTGACATCGGTGATATGTTATTAAGATTTGCAGCAGCACCTGGCGCTACAACACAAGAAAAATTCCAAACATACTTACAAGCAGAATCACAAGCTGGTAAAGGTAGATCAGAAAAAATTAACGAAACAGCAGCAGCTCTTGCAATCAACGACTACGTTGCAGGTAAGAGATCAAAAGAAAATCTAGCGCAAACACTTGCCGCTGTAGATTACAAAATAGATAAAACATTAAAAGGTTCTGTACCACAACCAGACGATGATTGGAGAACTGCAGTATTTAAAGCAGCAGGTAAAGACGATAGTATATCTAGTGATAAAACTTTAGGAAAAGCTTTAGCCGGTAAGTTTGGTAAATCAGTTGCTTCTATTCAAGTAAAAGAAATTGCAGATATTAATACAGATAAAGTAAAAGAAGATTTTATTGTAGGATTTAACATCGTAACATTAAAAGACGGTAACAAAGTTATCGTAGAGAAAAGCGCGTCAGGAGAAGTCAAACTAAGAGACGATTTACCGGTATACTAGGAGGATAAATGGCTACCCTAGAAGAACAGATAGCAGCATATCAAGCGAAGACAGGCAGTGTAGGCACAAGTGGATCAGGTGATGTTGGTCTTGCAACATCTATTCTTGCAGGTCTAGGATCTGGTGTATTTAAAATCTTTGAAGGTGTGGCTAGTTTAGGTGCAACTCTTTTAGATTTAGGTGTAGATAAAGACAGAGCAGAAGCAGTAGAAGAATTTTTTGACAAAATTAATCCATTCGATGAAGCAGCAGAAGCAACAGCTGCTGGTAAGATTACAGAACTTATTGTTAATATTGGAGTGCCTGGTGGTGTAGCCTTTAAGGTTGGATCAGGTCTAACCAAAGCAGCACTACGAGCAAAAGAAGCTGGCACCTATTTAAGCAGAGCTGAGAAGGTAAGAAGATTTGGTCAGGGTGCATTGGCAGGTGGTGTAGCAGAGGGTGTTTTTGTAGGTAATGTAGATGACGCCGGTACGTTTGGAGATTTTTTAGGTGGACCTACAGCAATTGATAGAAATCCTGAAGGACCTGGAGCAGAGTTATTAAACAGATTAAAGTTTGGTATTGAAGGTGCAGCGTTTACCGGAGCTATTGGTGCAGCGGGTGCAACACTTAAAAGAATGAGAAAGGTTCGTGGAACGAACAAAGCTAAAGAAGGTTTTGATAAAGGTATAGATAAACTCGATAGTTGGTTTAGAGCTAATGGCATTAAACCTCAAGAAGGTTTTGACATTGCAATGAAAAAAGAAGGAGCTCTTGCAAAAGATATAAATTTTTCTGAGGGGTTAATGAGAGATATTGATAACCTTGCAACAAAAATAGCCAACAATTATCAAAAAACAGCAGTCAATAAAATAGATAATAAAGTTGTTAAAGATAGAATTTTAAGACAGATGAATGATGTATTGATGTCAGGATCTGCAAAGAATGGTAAACTTAAACCTTTGTTTGGTCAGGTTGACGAGATAGCAATTGACACTACAACAGGTAGACCTTTTAGAACAGGCGCTGGTGTGCTTAAAGATTTAGAAGCTGGTAGTCCATTACCAAAGACAGCGGACATTCCAAACCCTTTGGATCCAACCAAAGTAAATACTGTTAATACTAAAACAGGCAAACAACTTTACGATGTTCAAATAGATAGAATGGACGAAGTCAAAGTTAACAAGTTAAGAAAAATATTAAAAGAAAGATACAAAGTAGATGATGAAGATGTAAAAGATTTACTTGGATCGTTTGTAAGTTTTAGAGGTAAACTTGGTGAACTCTTTACTTCTATGGGTAGAAGATTTAATCCTGAATCATTACAAACTTTTGAAGAAATGTTACCCAAATACATCAACGATGTAGTTGACAGAGGCTATGATGTATTTAAAAACAATAAAACACAATGGTCTACAGCTTTAAATTACCCACCAACAAAAGCAATTATTAATCAAGCGGTAGAAGATTTTAAATTTATCGCGGATCGAAAAGGCATAGCTTTATCTGATGAAGCAGCTTTGCGATTAGTAAATTCTACTTGGCGTGGTGCAAGTATTGATAAAGGTTTTAAATTAGGTGTGGGTCAACCTAGTATTCCAAGATTAAAAAGTGTGCCTGAATTTATGGTTAAATCTTTACAAGATAAACTTGATCCAAAAATTTTAGATAAAACAACTTCTTCTAATCTAGCAGAACTTACAGGTATGTCTCAACAAGTTGTTAAAAGATTATTAGGTAAATCAAAAAACCCAATGAATAGTATTGTTGAAGGCACACAAAATTTATCTGCACAGGTAAGAAGTAATGAATTTTTTGATAATTTAATTTTAAAAAACAACGTATTAAAGAAAAGATATGATGAGTGGCTAGCTGGTGGTAGAGTTGGACCAGAACCAAGAATACCTTTTTTATATAATAACACTGGTGAGGCTATGAAATATGCCGGTGGTAGTCCTGAAGACTTTGCTAGAATTGGTGGGGCAGCAGATCAAGCAGCGTTTAATATTAAAGTAGATAAATGGACTGATAGTAAAGGTGCATTAAAAGAGATTGATACAACTAAACAAATTCAAAACGCAGCTGAAGTAGAGGCAGAAAAAATATTAAACCCATTAAATGGTAAGGTAGCTTTAAAAGATTATGCAGAGTCTTTTACTGATGTGACTAACATACCAAAAAGTTTTGCAAGACAAATGTACAATAACTTAATCTTGTATCCAAAAGGTATGTCACAGATGTCTAAAACAATTCTTGCACCATTTACACACGCAAGAAACTTTTTATCAGCAACAGCTTTTGCTGCTGCTAATGGTATTCTACCCTTTGGTAATACTAAAGATGTTAAAGCAGCGTGGAACGCATTACAGGTTACAGTGCCTGGTGCGCGAAAATCAAATGAGTTTTACCAGGAACTATTAGATCTTGGAGTTGTAAACTCACAGGTACAATTAGGAGACTTAAGAAAACTATTAGAAGACGTAGACTTTGGTGGCACATTAAATAAATTAAATAGTGACTGGGGTTTAAAAAGATTATTAAACAGATTAAATAAAATTAAAAAAGGTGCACAAGATGCATATACAGCAGAAGATGACTTCTGGAAAATATTTACATATCTTGGAGAAAAATCTAAACTAGCAGATGCGTACAGAGGCGCAGGTTTACAATTAGGTCAAGAGTTTATAGATCCTAATGGTGTTAAACAAATATTTAACGACGAGTATTTAAAAAAGACAGCTGCAGATCTAGTTAAAAATAATGTACCAAACTATGCATTTGTATCTGACTTTATTAAAGGTTTAAGAAAACTACCTATTGGTAACTTCGTAGCTTTTCCTGCAGAAATAATTAGAACTAGTGCAAACATTGTAGAGTCTGCATTAAAAGAAATAAATTACAAAGTAGTTATCAATGGTGAAGAAGTAAGACCATTACTTAAGAGGGGATTAACAAGACTAGCTGGTATGGGTGTCACTACAACTGCAATACCTCTTGGATTAGTTGCAACTACACAAGCTATCTACGATATTAGTAAAGACGAAATAGATGCAATGAGAAGATTTGTTCCTGAGTGGTCTAAAAATTCTACATTAATACCTTTTAGAAATGAAGATGGTAAATTTTCTTACGTAGATTTTTCACACTTAAATGCATACGACACAGTTACAAGACCTATCACAACAGTATTAAATGCAGTCAATCAAGGTAGAGCTGATGAAGATGGATTAGTAGATGATTTTGTTTTAGGTTTAATAGAATCTACAAAAGAACTTGGCTCACCATTTTTATCAGAATCTATTTGGACACAGGGATTAGCAGATATCTTTGTAAGAAACGGAAGAACAAGAGAGGGTAGTAGAGTTTGGAACCCAAGAGATTCAATAGGTGATAAGTTAAGTAAATCTATTGGTCACTTAGTAGAAACACAAGCACCTTTAAACTGGAAACAAATGGAAAGACTTGGCCTATCTTTATTTCCGTCTGATAGCACAGGTAGATTTAGTGAACGAGGAGATGAGTATACTTTTGGTAATGAAGCATTAGGTATTCTGGGATTAAGAAGAGTTACTGTAGATCCAGAAAAATCTTTTAACTTTAAAATTACAGATTTTAAAAAAGGAGTTAGAGACTCAAGAAATTTATTTACAGCTGCTACATTAAAAGGTGGACCTGTTACACCAAAAGAAGTTGTGGATGCATACATAAATGCAAACCGATCTTTGTACGCAGTTAATAGAGATTTATATCAAGATATAAAAGCTGCACAAACGTTAGGGATGAGAGTAGATTCTTTAGATGACAAAATGTCAAATAGAGGAGAGAGTCGTGCATTTAACGCTTTGATTGAAGGCGACTTTAGACCTTTAAAAATATCTAGAGATGTAAGAGATTTGTTTGAAATTAAATCACAAAATTTAGGAATAAGAAATCCACTTGAAGCAGCACAAGATGTATTAGATAGAATATCAGAAGTGCTAGAGCTAACTCCACTTAAAGGAGATCTATTCCCTAGATTAGAAAACCCATTTAATATTGATTTATTTGGAGGAATAGTTGATCAGGTCAGTGAAACGGTGACAGCTACTACACCAGTAGCTGCAGCTCCAGCGACAACAGGATTTATTGGACAGGGTAATGTAAATATTGATCCGATTACTAAACTTACAACCGCAGAAGAAATATATTTAGATCCTACTGAAAAAGTGGTAAGAAGAAATCAAAGAAACAACACGAGATTAACATAATGGCATTCGAACCTAAAACAACAAGAGAACACATTTTATCTTTGTATGGACACATTTCAGGTGTCAAGAAAAACTTAAAACACGTGCACCAAGATGTAGAAAATTTGGGCGGTAAGATAGATAAAATCTATTGGGTTCTTTTGACTGTAGCGGGAACTGCAGTAATCTTTGTGTTGGAAAGGATGTTTACGTGAAATTAAGTTCTAATTTTAGTTTAAGAGAGCTTACTAAATCGCAAACAGCAGAGCGTAAAGGTATTGATAATACACCAACAGAAGAACATACAGAAAATTTAAAATTATTATGTGAGAATATTCTACAACCAACTCGTAATGAGTGGGGAGTTGTGAGCGTGTCCTCGGGCTACAGGTCACCAGCGCTGTGTGTGGCTATCGGCAGCTCGGAACGATCGCAGCACGCGCGTGGCCAAGCGGCAGACTTCGAATGTCACTCAGTAGACAACAAAGAATTATTTGAGTGGGTTACTAATAACCTAGATTACGACCAAGCAATTTTAGAATTTTACACTGGCACACCCGAGTCTGGATGGTTGCACGTGTCCTACAACAAAGACGGCAATCGTAAACAAAGACTAAAAGCATTTCGTAACGACGCCGGCAAGACTCAATACGAAGAGATCTAGCAATGAAAAATAGTCTTCTGGTGCATAAGCATCTTATTATTCGCGCAGAAGCTGACAGGCCCCCAACAGACGAAGAACAATTAAAATCTTGGATGTTAGAGTTTATAGCTTCTATAGATATGAAAGTATTTATGGGACCATACGTTAAGTATTGTAATATGTTAGGCAACAGAGGTATTACTGCTGTTGCAATTATAGAAACTTCACACATAGCAATGCACATCTGGGATGAACCTAAACCTGCATTAATGCAGTTTGATGTTTATAGTTGTGGCGAGTTTGACGTTAAAAAAATATGCGATATGATTAAAGAAGAATTTAATGTAAAGAAAATAGAATATAAATATTTAAATAGAGAAACAGGACTCGTAGATATTTAACGACAAATACATCCATAAAAATCTCCAGTGCCATTTTTCATTACGTGAACATTTACCGGATAATCGTGATAAGTTGTTAGATGCAATCTTAAAATCTCACACAAATCAAAACAGTCTATTTCTTGCATAAGTTCTATGCCCTTCATCATTTCTTTAGTGACAGACACTAAACTATATAAACCATCATTTAATAATATTAAATCCATTCTCTTAATTCTTCACCCATTATTTCTGTTGCTATATTTATCTTTTTACGCAAAGCTTTTCTAATCTTTTCATCTACCGTTTTTGGTGCTATAAGATCTACATATGTTACCGCCTTCTTTTGACCTATTCTGTGTGCTCTGTCTTCTGACTGCAGTCTTTTTTCTAAGTCATATCCATTAGAATAATAAATTACATTGTTAGCAGCAGTTAATGTAATACCATAACCACCGGTTTGGGGATTACCTACAAAAAATCTTGCAGGTGATTTTGGGTCCTGAAACTTTTCTATATTTTTTTGTCTTTGTTCTGCTGGTATTGCTCCGTAATATTGTACGATTGAGTCTTCACCATATTTTTTACTAATAGCTTTTACAATTTGATTAATATCATACACATAGTTGGCCCAGATAATTGCTTTGCCTTCTGTTTCATCTAATACTTCTAATAAAGAATTAATACGATTGTTTTTTATTTCTGTAATTGTTTCATCGTCATTTTTCAAATGCCCACAAGTGATCTGATGTAAACGCATCAATTGTGTTAATACGTGAGGTGCGGTTGCCATCTTACCTTTTAAAGAAGCGAGGGCCGCGGACTTCATAGTTTCGTATGTTTTCTTTTGTTCATCTGTTAATTCTACTTGTCTTTCTATGTATGTTTTTTCTGGTAGGTCCAAGCAGTTTTCTTTTAATACTCTGTCAGAAAAAGGTTTTAATATTTTAGATAATTCATCGAGTCTTTGATAACCTGCAATTAATTGCACTCTACGTCCACCAAAGTTTGCATTTCGCATTACTGCATATCTATTTCTAAATGTATAATAAGAACCAAAACCAAGTAATTCTTCATTTAAAAAACCACATTGTGTATACAAATCTAGTGGGGATTTAGTTACAGGCGAACCAGTTAGGATTCTCCTATACTTTGCAAGACCACCAAGCGCAAGAATAGCTTTTGTTCTTTTAGCTGTAGGAGTTTTAATAGTAGTAGACTCATCAATGGCCATAATTGTTTTATGGCAATTAAGAAACTTTGT